CACAGAGGCTTAAAAAGTTGTAGCGTAAAATAATAAATGCAGATCTTTGTGAAGACGCTGACCGGCAAGACCATCACACTCGAGGTTGAATCTAGTGATTCAATCGCCAATGTAAAAGCTAAAATTCAAGACAAGGAGGGCATCCCCCCGGACCAGCAGCGCCTTATCTTCGCTGGAAAGCAGCTCGAGGATGAGCGGACTATGGCAGACTACAATATTCAAAAAGAATCGACAATCCATTTGGTACTCCGTTTAAGGGGCGGCGGTGTTGGTCTAAGGACAACAAAAATTTAATGATTGCGCCTACGCTAATCAAACTAAATTCTCAACATAAATTAATGGGACTTTGTCCAAGAAGCTTTGGGCCCTACTTTTGGGGGGCCCTCCACCTTGCATGCCTTGCAGCCGTTGATAAAGAAGCTCTCAAGACATTCATCGATACTTACCAGATGATTTTGCCGTGCTTTTGGTGTCGTCTCCACTTTTCAAAGGTCCTGGCCGATAACCCAGTACCAGACACTGACCAGTTTAGGTGGTCAGTCGAGGTTCACAATATAGTCAACGAGAAGCTCGGAAAGCCCACGATGACCTACGAGGCCGCCCTCGAGCACTGGCTCTCAGGATGCGAGCCCGAGGCGCCACCGCCTCTAGAACCTCTGTGGGACTCGACCACAATCTTGCTGGTCGTCTTTTTGGCCGCCTTTATAATTGCTCTTACAATCAAAAATTATCGTAGGTAAGAGTAATGAGTGAAGCCTTTCATAAGTTTGCACTCTTGGGGAAAGGTGGACTCATATTAACTCTGTTGGTTCTGGCCATAGTAAATGGACATACCGAATATGTCGAGAAAAACCCCAGATCGTTTATGATTGACGCCCTTTCGACGGGTCTCTTTGGGGCCCTCGCTGGCGTGTGGCTCGCAGCCACTCGTGGAAGACCAGACTTATTTTTGAATCACTTTATATTTGCACTGTTACTCTTTTTCTTGTATCATGTGTGCCGTGAATTTGCCGGATACTTTACTGTTTTTGGTTCTGAACCGCTAACTGGTCAGGAAAAGAAAGAGGAAAATATACTCAAGTGGCCAGTCATGGCTCTCATGCCCATATTTGGCATTATTGCAATTGTATTAGCTGTGAGAGCCCATGTAGCCCCCGACTATTCTGAAAGTGTGTTCTCTTGGATGAGAAACTCTTCAAGTTGGAAGGTGCCATTTGCATTTGAAACCTTTGTATTCGCTTTTATAGTCTCTATAGGTGAAGTCATCGTTGCACAGAATCACGGAGATTCTGCCGAAAAATCTTTCGCCACGAGTATGGCAATGTTTATAGCAGCATCTTGTGTTTTGCAAGCAGGTGGACTTTATGAGCATTTGTACTCTGCCCCTCCCCCTTGCATACAGTGAGCTAAAGACACCGAGCGTAGTTTAGCAAATGCAGTATGAACGACTTTCTCATGTTGAACATATCCTTAAGCGCCCCGACACCTATGTCGGATCCCTGGCACCCGAGTCCTCAACGCACTGGACGCGTGTGGCTGGACGCTTTGAACCTAGTGTACTTTCTGTATCACCTGCACTGGTGAAGATCTTTGACGAGGTGCTCGTCAATGCAATTGACCAGTACTCTTTGCACCAAAAGAAGGTTTCACAGATTCATGTGAATGTTTCTGAAGACACAATTTCGATCGAAAATATAGGAGTCGCCATCCCAATCAAGAAACACGAGAGGGAGCGGGACGCAAGTGGTTCCCCTCTCTGGATCCCCGAACTCATCTTTGGTCACCTTTTGACCAGCTCCAACTATAACGACAATGAGGAACGGGTCACGGGTGGGAGAAACGGGTACGGAGCGAAACTAGCGAATGTATTTTCGACCAAATTTTGGATCGTAATTAGTGACGGCAGGAGGACATACAGACAGATGTGGCACGACAATATGAGCCGGTGTGACCCGCCCATCTTCGAGGATGCGTCTGATGGAGTCTATGTCCGTGTCGGGTTCACGCCCGATATCAAGAGGTTCGGTGGTCTGGGTGACTTTCTAAAAGTGGCCGAGAAGCGAACCTGTGACGCTGCTCTTTGGTGTCCCAAGGCCAAGGTCTATTTTAATTCAAAATTGATCCAAGTCCCGAGCCTTGAGGAGTATGCTGATATGCACGGTCTTGGCACCTATGGGTCTACGACCCTCAAGATGACCGGGGCTCTTATGGAAGTTGTCATAGGACACTCCACGAGTGGGGGCTTCCAGCAGTGCTCGTGGGTCAACGGTATAGCGACGACCAAGGGAGGGACCCATGTTGACAAGGTGACCAAGACTCTCGTGGATGAGATACTCAAGGACAAGAGGTGCGCGACTCTCAAGCCTGCCCAAGTCAAGGCGTCTCTCTTCGTCTTTGTTCGGGCGGTTATCATCAACCCAACATTCAGCAGTCAAACCAAGGCTGAGTGTACTTCAAAGATTTCCGATACTCCCAATTTTCAACCAAAATTCATCAAGGAAGTCTTTGCCTCTGGTGTCCTGGACGACCTGATTTCCAAGGGCTTGACTCTGGTCGACAAAGAGCTCAAAAAGACAGATGGGTCCAAAAAGTCTCGTATTACGGGTGTTCCCAAGCTGGACGACGCCAACTGGGCCGGTACTCACAGGAGCCACGAGTGCACGCTTATCATTACGGAGGGTGACTCGGCGAAAGCCCTTGCTATTGCGGGCCTGAGCGTTGTAGGCCGCAACGCGTTCGGCGTGTTTCCACTCCGGGGCAAGCCGCGCAATGTTCGGGATTCTTCGGTAAAACAGGTGACTGACAATGAGGAATTCAGCAACTTGAAAAAGATCCTCGGGCTCCAACATGGCAAAGTCTACAATTCACTGAGAGAATTGCGGTACGGCAGACTCATGATTATGACAGACGCCGACTTGGACGGGAGCCACATCAAGGGTCTGGTCCTGAACATGTTCCATGTGTACTGGCCAAAGTTGATTGAGCTTGGTTTTGTGGTTTCTATGGTCACTCCTGTGATCAAGGCGGGCAAGACTTGGTTCTTCACAGAAGAAGCCTTCAGGAACGCCCAACCTTCGGGAACTGTAAAGTATTACAAGGGTCTGGGAACTTCCACGAGCGCCGAGGCCAAGGAGTATTTCAAGCAGATTGACCGTCTCACGGTGGCTTTCAGCGCTGACACGCACCTGGACGAGTCTATGCGTCTCGCGTTCGCCAAGGCCCTTGCGGACGACCGCAAAGAGTGGCTGACGAAGCACATGGCGTCACCACCTCCTGGGGTGCCATATGGCGAGGTCAAGTCCCTGACCGTGTCCGACTTTGTTCACCGAGACCTCGCGAACTTTAGCGCCGAAGACATCAAGCGAAGCATCCCACATGTGGCGGACGGACTCAAACCTTCTCAACGAAAGGTTATCTTTGCGTGCCTCAAGAAGAACCTCACGAGCGATATGAAGGTTGCTCAACTGGCCGGCTATGTGGCTGAGCAGACGGCGTACCACCACGGTGAGGCCAGCCTCCAAGGGACCATTGTCAACTTGGCCCAGAACTTTGTGGGCGCGAATAACCTGAACTTGCTCGAGCCCTCGGGACAGTTCGGTACGCGGTTGGCCGGTGGCAAGGACGCTGCGAGCTCCAGGTACATCTTCACTCGTTTGAGCTCGCAGACGCGCAAGATATTCGACCCGACGGATGCGCCCGTACTCAAGTATGTCTTTGACGATGGCGAGCAAGTCGAGCCCGAGTTCTACTCTCCAGTAGTCCCTATGATTTTAGTGAACGGGGCGGAAGGTATCGGCACGGGCTTCAGCTGTTCTGTCCCTCCTTACAATGTAGAAACTATAAAACACAACATACAGTGTGCCCTTGACCAGGTTCCTATGGTGGCTATGAAGCCTTACTTCAAAGGTTTCAAGGGTCGGACCGAAAAGGTCCGGGACCACACTTGGGTACTCGAGGGTATCGTTGAAAAGGAGGGAACTCAGCTCCATGTCACAGAGCTGCCTCCGGGCAAGTGGATACAGGACTTCAAAGAGCACCTGGATGACTTGGTAGACAAGGGAACGATCCAAAAGTACGAGAATCACTCAACCGAGACGACTCCGGACTTTAGGATATGGGGAGGCACTTTCGAAAACCCAGTCAAGGAACTGGGTCTGACCAAAACGATACACACGAGCAATATGTACCTCATCGGACCCAACGGCGCTGTCAAAAAGTACAACAGCCCCGAGGAGATTCTTTTGGACTATATGGAGATTCGTGTGAGTATCTACAAAAAGCGCAAAGCGCACCTGCTCAAGTTGCTCGACTCGGAGATACAGTGGCTCTCTGAAAAAGCGCGATTCATAGGTTTCGTCATCAACAAGAGGGTCCAAGTTCTGAATATTCCTTTGGAAGAAATCAAGAATCAGCTCCGGGTTGAAAACTTCAAGGAGGACATCTGGACGAAGCTTCTGGACATTAAGACTTATCAATACACACGCGAAGAGGTCCAAAAGCTCAAGGACTTGTGTGAGCAGCGTGTGAAAGAGCGTGAGAACCTCAAGGCTCTGAGTGTGGTTCAAATGTGGAAGAATAATCTGAGCGAGTTGTAGAGAATGTCAGTGTCAGTGACAGGTTTTGTTCCTGATACAGTACCCCATGTAACGGCACCAATTGATAAAATGGTAACACTGGTACAAAGAATAACAGCAAAAACGCTAGACTTTTACAAAATTTCCCATCTCCTCAAGACGGCTACCCCCGCCAGCCCCGCTGCGCCCACGGTCACAGCTCCCCAACCTGCAGCCGCACCTCAACCAGAGCAGGCACCAGTTATTTTGAATCCAGTAGACATATCAGGGTTTTACAAGGTGACAGCACCGCAAGAGATTACATTTTATGTTACTACAAATATCACGGGTAATGAGTCGGACGCCATGGGTATTGGATGGACAGCCGTAGGTATCACTGGTATCTTGGGTCAAATTCAAGTCACGGGGGCGCATATGAGCCCCGGGGTTATAAAATTGGATTCAATGAATTCTCAGACTTATTTGTGGTCATTTACTCTTCAGTCGGATATGAGTCAAAATATACAAGGCGTCCAGTACGCTACAGGCGCAATTCTTTATCCACCCGGGCAGATTAAAGTAACTGTCCAAAAGGTTATAGCTCCTCTGTACGGTCGTTACCAAATTATAACAGGAACATTGAACTTTTACTTTTCTGTCCCTCCCCCGCAAGGTTTGGGCATAGGGTGGATAGCCGAAAACCTCCCGGGCATCAAAGTCCCTTTGGTGGTCACCTCTTACGCACCCGGAGTGGCGACTTATGCGGCCAATCTAACAACATTCGCAGGTCCTTACACATCCGAGACTCTCGCCACTCTACAGACGGTGGACGGAAGCCCTCTTCCCACCACCGATGTCCCTGTATATGTGAACGGAGCTCCCGCTGTTATACACGAGGCGGACTATACCAACACTTTCGTTCCAGGGTTCTTCATTGTCGAGGACTTCACTCAGGGCAAAGTAATTTTGAATCAAAATATAAAATTAGGGGACGCCCCTGACCTTAGAAATCTGAACACATACCTTCCCCCGGAACCCCCGCCAGTCCAGAAATACATAGACCTTGCGGATCGTGGGTTTTCCCAGGGTTCTGTACTGGCTCTGAACGCCATAGGTCCTCAGGAGGAATACCTCGTGAGTAACGACTATGCCAAGTCTCAGTTTTCATCTCTTTTCAAACAATACACCAACTTTGTCCAGTTCCAACGGGTCACTCCTTTTCCACCTCCTAACCCTTCTTACCAGGGTAGTGTTCTTCAGATTGAGTTGCGTCCAACCGAGTTGGGACACTTGCTCTCAAATATGTATCTTCGTGTGAAATTGCCAGCACTTGCAGGATATGTATACTCTCAGAATGTTGGACGCGCTTTGATAAAGCAAATAGACCTTCTGGTTAACGAGACAATCATAGAGACACTGTATGACGATTGGTACATTATTCGTGACCAGTTGTTCCTTGATGCTGACGAGCAAAACGGAGTC